CAAAGGGACAAGTTCTTCAACAGTGTTGAAAAGGCTATCCCTATTGATACTAGTCATATGACTAGTGGGTTGGAGTGTCAGCTATCTAGCATTGCTCACCCTAACATGTACGAATTCCCTATCAAGGGAAGAGTACCTAACATAAACGGTATTGGGTCCCGTAAGGATCCAAATCATTCATGTATCAGAGATGTTAGGAGGCTCCCGGATATAGAATCTTTTGTTCTTGCGAACAGAGACGCTCTTGTCAAATCTGAATTTACTTCAGTTGGCGAGGTTGTAACTCTTAAGTTCAGTGATATGATAAACCCTCTTCCAGTAGGAAGAATAGGTTTCATTCAGGAACCAGGTTACAAGTTGCGGGCTGTAGCTAACCCTCATAGGGGGCTACAGTACCTTCTAGATCCTTTAAAACAATCCTTACTTCATAAATTGAGGACAGTCAAGTGTGACTGTACCTTCAATCAGGAGAAAGGGTGGTTATGGGCACAGTCACAGATTCAACGTGGGAATCCAGTTGCTTCTGTAGACTTAAGTGATGCTACTAATCTTTTTCCACTATCCTTCCAAGTAGAGGTTCTTAGGAACTCCTACAAAGGAAACCAATTCATGACCGATTTAGTTAATCTTTTTGAAGATTGTTCTAAAGGGGAATGGGTTGTCAAAGGTGAGAGAAGGGTTAGATGGAGTAAGGGACAGCCCTTAGGGCTTGCCCCTTCCTTTCCATCATTCGCCTTATCTCACCACGCTGTGATGTTCCTAGTCTTTAGAGACTGGGCTACGCAGCGTGGCAACACAAAGTTGATTCAGTCATCTTTGCGTAACTTTGATTCATTCTTAGCCTCTGATTGGCCATACAGGATACTTGGTGATGACATAGTCATGACACAAAGTCTTGAAAGGCGTTACAGGGCTAAGATGGAAAGTCTGGGTTGTGAAATCTCTGAACAAAAATGCCTCTCTAGTAATAGAGCAGCAGAATTTGGTTCACGAGTTGTCACAAAGGATTATATCCTTATCCAGAATAAGTGGAAAATGTCTTCAGATAGGAATTTCAT